GAAGATCGTGGCGCCGTCAATGTTTTGCAATCGGATGCCGGGCTTGCTACCATACGAGGTTTGCTTTTTGACAATCAAATTGGTTGGCGTGATCGGCTCATCCAGCGCCTGCGGCACATAGAACTCGCCGCCGGTTGTAAAGACTTGCAGATGACGGCCTGCGTAGATATCGACAATGGCATTGAACGTGCCTGTGTCCAGCGTGGCCTGCACCGCATCATCATCCAAACTCTCATTGGGAGAGAAGTCAAAAAAATTACCTACCCTTGAGCCGAAAAGGGTGGAGGGCAAAGCCCTTGTGCCGCCGAAATACATACGCCCTTCATGGAACGTCACGCTGCGTGGATAGCCACGCGCCGCCGACCAAGCATCATCATAACCATGCTCGGTCTCGTAATCGCCAGCACTGATTGCGCTGGTGTCAAAAAATGGAATTTCAACGTAAGCCTTGACTTCGGTATCACCGACAAACTCAATAATTCTAGCGCGGCCAAACCCGTTCAGAACATTGATGTATTCATCAACAAATGGGGCGGCAAATGGCGCCACCTTATAGTTTGACGTTGCATCCGGCGCCGTATCCCAATCGGGGTAAACCGTGGCAACCTTGGTGGACGCGACATAATCCTCGATGTGCCTAGATTGCCCGCTGCCAGTGCCGGCTGTGATGGTAACAAACATTCCATTGGGCTGGTCATCAGACGTAAATGATGTTGCGTTTTTCAGTGTAATCGTGCTGATTGATCCAGCTTGCGCCGACCCATTATCAGTTGTCGCGCCAGATGCGGTGAGGGTTATATTCCCGCTCGCGGCCGACGGTGTAATATTGTAGGTGGTCACATGCGTATCAATTTCAAACCCATACTTTGGCACAAAATCAAATTCAATTTCACTGGCCGTCCAATCAGCATCAGTGGCGCCACGCACGATTTTAGTGGGTGGCAAATCTTCATGCACAATAATCACGGTATCTGCCGATTGCACCCAATTCATTTCCGGCAAAATCGCAGCCGTCAAACTGGAGACGGTTAAATAATCGTTACCGCTTGCGTTAATGTTTGTGATAAGGACACGGTTTTTGAAAACGTACATGCGGCCTGGCGTGAAAACCAGCATATAGCTGTCGGACACACTAAACTCAAAATGCGCCATGCGAACCGCATTGGCGGCTCCGGCGTCGAGTTCATAAAGAAACTTCGTTCCATCTCGACGCTTGGCGCCGCCCTGCGGTTGAATGGAAACATTTTTCGCGGTAGACAAGCCAGACTTGTATTGCGCCAAGTCAGTCCTGGCGCGTAGCTTTGGGTCCATTTCGCCAGAAGTAAAATCGTTTTGGATTTGGATAATCCGGCTCATCCACGCACATCCGTCAGCGGGAAGTCTTGAATGTTCTGCGGCGGAAGATCGCGCCCATCAATATTCATGGCAACACGCATCAAACCGCCGCGCATGTTTTCTGCCGGATAGCCATAAGCGATTTGATGATAATATTGGCCTTTGGTTATTTGATCGGTAATTGGCTCTGCAAATGATGCAGCAAGAGCATGCTTGAGAAGATTGACAAAGTATGGCGGGAAAGAAGACGGCTCCGGGCGGAACTGATAATCAATCCACACGCTTTCAAGATTAGTGTAAAGCCCCAAGCTATAGATTTCAAAATCTCGGGTAGTCGGTGCGGACACTGAGCTTGAGTAAAAGACGGCCTTGGGGTTGCCAAGAATGTCGCCAGGAAGCGCGTACTTGTACTTCCACTCATTGATTGGAGCGTCAATCAGGCGCCCAAGCGCAACCTTCTTGATCGACCAGCTATAAGGATACGACATCAACAAGGTGTCTTGGATGTCGTCATAAAGACGATCCGCAACCTGTGCCTCGTCAGTACCATCGCTAAAGCTGGAAAGAGGAGACGCGCCAAGCATAATTAGCGCGTCAGAACAAATAGTTAGCTTTGTATCACCAGCGGACATAATCGCCCCTTGTTAGAAGTGGGGCGGGCGCGATGCCCGCCCCAGGTCTAATTAGTCGGTGTCGGTAGCGGCAAGCGTGGTGCCGTCCGCAACGTCGACAACCCCACCCGAGTTCGACAGAACCTGGGTAAGGGTGCTGACGCGAGTACCGCCAGTCGAGGTCACGCAATAGATCAGATCGCCCACCGCAAGGGTGTCCGAAATGCTATTGAAATAACCAGAGGTGTTAACGTCAGCAATCGTGTCGGCGGTCTGATAAGTGTAAATGCTAGGAGCATTACCCTTCTTAGAAGCCGCAACAACGCCGAGTCCAGAAGCAGCGAAAGCCATGATTCAGTCCTCCTTACTCGGTGCTGCTGATCTTGACGATACCCTCGTCGTCAATGCTAACCGCGCCAGCGGAGAACATCGAAGAAACGAGGAAGCTCGTCTTCTCAGGCACATAGTTGATTTCGGTTTTCTGGGCCATCGAAACACCCAGGCCAACCGCGTCACGATGGAACGCGAAGCTGGAGCGCGTGGACGGAAGCGGCAGACCACCTTCGTCACGATCGCCAAGCGTCACGAACTTAAAGCCAAGGAACGTGTCGATCTCGCCACGAACAAGGGCTTTCACCGAAGCGAAATCGCTCGAAGTAAGCTCCTGCTCATCCAAAAGCGAAGACAGGCCATTCGCATGGATTACAATGCAGCGACCTTCAGCCGGGACGTTATTGGTGTCCAGAGCCTTCTTCGCAGCAAGCAGCTTGGCAAGGTTCATGTTCGTTCCGACGCCACCAATGTCAGTGCCGACAGTCGAGGGCGACGAAGCCGAATTGAGGGCGTCGATGACAAGCTGGTCCATACGGCGACCAATCGCATCACCGACAACCTTCACCAGTTCGCGGCGTTCGTCAAAGTTGACTTTCGCCTGATGGAAGATGTCGCTGTATTCAGCCGCGATGTAATCGGACATCGTGGCGGAAACCTGCGAGTAGGTCACATTGAGCGGGGTAACGTCAGTCTGCGGAGCGCGGACAGTCGCAACACCTTTCCCGATTTTCGGGAACTTAACGACAGAACCTTCGACATTCATTCGTTCACGGGTCACGCCGGCAAGCGCGCGGGACGCCTGATAAGCCTGCTTGACTTCCGCATCGAACAACTGAACGAAGGCATTGGAAATGCCAACGGCCATTTCTGTTCTCCTTCATAAAAAAGTTACTACGGGTTAAGCGCCAAACAGGTATCCATAACGGGCTGCGGCTTGCACGGTTTTGCGCCTCATGCCAAGGCGGTTCAAATGGGCCATTTCTGGGTATCCATTTGGGGAACTATAATATAAAACATAATCTGTTGTAAATATGCAACAGTGTGATTTTTATGCAACACACAAACAAAAGGCCCCGGACAAACCGGGGCCTCTTTTCGTATTCGGAATGGCCTTGTTACATGGGGGAGTAGTCTTGGCTCCCGTAAACCTTCTCAAACATTTTTTCGACCTTGGCTCGATATGCTGGGTCGCTTACATATTCCGGCTTGCCAACCATGGCATTAAGCTCCTCCTTTGATGGCATACCCTCAACAGGGCCAACATCAATAGGCACTGCCTGATCTCCATAATAGCTGCGAATTTTCTGCAAGGCGCGAAGTCCCTGTGCTGTGCCGCCCATGATCTTGAACTCGTCAAAATCATCCTGGCCCCAAACGCCTTTTCGCACTAAGCCTTGCGCCCAATCCGTCATGGATTTGATGGTTGAATCCGCATTCGGCCCAAGTTTTTTGTATTCCTCCTTGTAGGAAATCTGGGCCTGCTCCGCCTCTCGACCAGCCAGCCCAATAAATTTTTCTGCCAATTCATTGAATGCGGCTTGGCTTACGCCGTTTTGCTTGGCCCACGTTTTGTAAACGTCAAAAAGCTCATCATCCTCTGGGATATTAGCCTCTTGAAAAATCTTGGTGTCGTATTCCTCCGGCACTTTATGCTCGCCACGCGAAAACTTCTTTTGAAGTTCGTTGTAGGATTTGACCAAATTCTCAAGATCAGGCCCATCGTTCTCATTCCAAAATTTTTCTGGATACCAATCGGGCCGCTCAAACTCTACTTCCTCATCAGCATCAGCCACCATGGTTTGTGCCACAGACGGCTGGGTATCTTCCTCTCGATGCGGGATTGAAGTCTCCTCCGGCGCCACCTCTTGGGACTGCGCCTCGGCGCTATCAAGCAGACCGCCAGTTTGCTCCTCGTCACTCATGCCCTTCTCGCTTTCCTAATGTGCCGCTCAATATCGCGGACAAGTGAGTTTTGCCCCTCACGCGCATATCCATGCGAAGCATCTTCGCCAGGATACCATGTGGGCTGCTCAATCGTCAGTGATCGCAAATGCTCTAGCAGTTTTTGCCCGTCATCACTGCCGAATACACGCAAGTACAAAAGATCAATATCGTTTGGTTCCTGCCGTGCATCTTCTATGGATTGCGGCTCAAAGTGCCGCAGCCCATTCCAACCTTCAGCGTCGATCAATTATGCCATTCCTTGTTCCATGCCCGGTTGTTGAGGCGCCTGCCCTTGCTGCGCCTGCATCTGCATTTGTGCCATCTGCGCTGCCGCCTGCACGGCCTGGGCGCGCTCCTCCATAGAGGTGCGGAGTTCCGCAGGCACACCCAGCTTGTCGGCTATGTAATCAGAGATGGCGCTAGTGTTGACCGTCAACTGACCTTCCGGCCCAAGAGCGGAGGCAATCTGCACCCATTGGGTAATCTTCTCGATGTCGCCCATGTTTTGCGCCTGGGCAATCGGGGAAACAGGGCTAACCTTGATCTGCAATCCGTTGACCTTCAAGGGAAGCTCGATCATGCCGCGCTCGTCCATGACGGCCAGAACGCGCGAAACCAGCGGGATCATGGTTTCCGTAATCAGGCGCCCAAAGGCAGAACCAAGATTTTGGGCTAGTTCTTTCATGCGCTCTGCAATTTCCGTCGCGGAGCGGGCTGACATATTGTCGGGCGGCAGCGTGTCATCCAGCATGATCTTCTTGATGTTCATACGAAGATCGTTGATGACGATCTGGCTGACGTTAAAATCGCCAGATCGCGGCAGCATACGCAGGCTTTCGCCTTGCGGGCCACCATTGCGCGCAACCGGGATGATTGCGCCCGGCACGATCCGAATGGTCTGCGGATTTAGCACACCGTCATCAGCCGCAGTGTAAACGCCAGCAATAGAGAGCGATGCGTTTTTCAGCAGCATCTCAAGGGTTTTGTTCAAAGTCTTGATATCTGGAATGGCGGTAACGAGGGGGCCGCGACCATAGACTTCGCCAGCGACCTTCATATAACGCGCGACAATCCAGGGAGATGACTTCATGCGCCGAGTCAGAAGGTGCGATTTGCCTTCCGGCCAAATGACATGATATTCGTAATCACCACGGCTTGGGTCAAGGACCGTCGCCTCGATCAACTCGATTTCCTCAGTTGGCTTTTGCTCGATCATTGCAGCAAGGCGGGTCGGTATTTCCGCATCAATCCAGTGCTGCTTAATGGCCTCTGCCTTCAAGCGCATGCGACGGTAAACATTATCAACCTTGCCGTGCGCGCCTTCTTCAATGGCGACTAGATATTGCGGCACGGCAGTGAAACGGATTGGTGTCACATCATCGCCGGGCTGGATCAACATAACGGCGGTGCCGACCGCCAAGTCCATAAGAAATTCGCCCATTGCCAAATCAAAATTGGTTTGGCGAAGAACCGCAAACATCTTTTCTGCGTATAAGTCTAATGCGGCCTGCGCCTCCTGGCGACGGTCAGGAGGAATTTCCGGCCCCGGCTCAAGGCGGCAGAACCGGCCATGCGGAGGGAACAGACCAGATTGGATGCGATTAGCGAAGCGTTGCGTAGAGCTAATTGCAGTTGAGTCAAAAACCCGAGCCATTTTGTTCTGGCCCGGCGAACCGCCGCCCTCATAGTAACCGTCATAGAGGTTTCTCTGCGGAAGGGCAAACTCATAACAATCCTCATAAATCTGGCGCCAATTATCCTTGCGGCGTTGTGCCAGTTCATGGCGCTTCATAATTTGTTCGACGGTAAGCATCAGCTAGTCCTTCGCTGTATTACGGTTGCTAATGCTTTTGGCCTTAGCCTTGGCATCTGCCTTAGAGGATGCGCCCCACGCGCGCAGGGAAAGGAGCAGGCGCGTGGGGCGCCCCTTCTCGTCGCGCTCCGGGCCGGGCATGTTCCCCATTCGCGCCAAGAAGGATGCACGGCGGGGGTTGTCGCCTGACTTCACAGGTGGCTTCAAGTCCATGCCCTGGTTGCGCGCAGAAGCCCGCCCCTTGGCGTTCAAGCCACCCTCGGGGTTCTTGCCTTCCTTGCGCTGCCACGCTGGAGATTTAGCCACGGGCGGCCCTCATATTGTCAATCAGATTGGGGTACGGGCGACCAGCCTTTTGAGCGGCGCGCATAGCCGAACGCTTTTCGGCAGGCGTCAACGATTTGGGCTTGCCCAAATCCTTTGGCCGTTTCTTTTCCCAAACTGGTTTTTTCATTTCATATCTTTCGGCTTCGGCTTCCCAGCCTTACGCATAGCAATCGCCACAGCTTGCTTCATCGGGCGACCTTCCTTCATCAGCATCTTGATGTTCGAGCCAATAGATTTGTCTGATTTACCCTCTTTCATGGGCATATCATTTTTCCTTCTTTTTAAGCATTTTGGTTTTCATGCTGACTTCAGAAACACGGCCACCATACTGCTTGGCATATTCCTTCGCCGCAGCCATACCGGATTTGGTATAGGCGAACATGCGAGTTTTACCGTCCTGCGTCACAACCTTTGGCATCACCCAACTCCAAGCGTGGTTTGCTCGCCGGTATCTGCGGCCCCGCCCCTGGCGCCACTCAACAGGGAACGCTGCTGGATGCCGCGCACACGGCGTTTAGCAGCCGCCCGCTTTTGCTCCCCGGTCGCCGCAGTCGAAACGGGTGCGCCAAGGGAGGCTTCAGACGCCATACTGGCCACATTAGCGAATACACCGCCGGCATTCCGGCCAGCCGCGCCCAAGAATCCCGGCAGGCCCGCAAAAGCGTCAGCGGCAGTTATTTTAGATGGCGTCCCATCCGCCCGCCTCATCTGCGTTTGCTTAAGAATGCCACCCATCACCCAACTCCAAGCGTGGTTTGCTCGCCGGTATCTGCGGTCCCGCCCCTGGCGCCACTCAACAGAGAACGCTGCTGGATGCCGCGCGCACGGCGTTTGGCAGCCGCCCGCTTTTGCTCCTCGGTCGCCGCAGTCGAAACGGGTTCCGGTTCCGGCGGAGGAGGAGGAGGTGCTGGGGTTGATCCGCCGCCGCCAAAAACACCACCCATTTAACCTACTCCCAATGTAGTCTGGATGCCGGTCTGAGCATCTGGACGAGTTTCAGAAAGCAGCATACGCATGCCGCCGGTTTGACGCGCCCGCTGGCGGGCCGCAATTTGCGCCTTCTTGCTGCGCTCCTCCTCCGCAAGACGAGCCTCCTGCCGCGCCTGAGCGGCAGCGATTGCGGGATCGGGCGCCGGAGGCGCGGGCGCTTTCGCGCCAAAAAGACCACCCATTAAAAAATCCTCGACATCATTACAAAATCAGATTTAGCAGGGCCATACTTTTCAAGCACCCCTTCGCGCTTGAACTTTAACAAATTTGCCCACCTCAATGCAACCTCATTGCGTGTGTCAACCGTGATTTGTAATCGGTGTAATATCAGTTTGATAGCTATATAGTCGAAATACCGCATCGCACCACGGCTTAGTGATATCGGATTGCTATCAACCTGATAGCCCGTTATAAGCCACGCCTCCGCAACTCCAGGCCAAAGCATATTCACGCCGAAGCAACACGTTATCGTGCCGCGCACTAGCGCCGTAACGCCGTAGCCGTTTTGGGCGTACAGCTTTAAGTATTCGTTAAAGTTTGGGATTTCCGTAAATAACGCCGCATCCCACTCGCGCAAACGCATTGCATGAGGGTGCGCCCAGTGAAATGGGATAAATGACACATCTTGATTTGTTACTATTGATTCTAGCTCAATCATGCGCTATATAATCCATGTCATTGGTCCATGTTTTCTTCCCCTGTGACATCCCTCCCTGAGAAAACTCTCCCCCCCCGGCACCGTCAGGTGTCGGGGGTTTTTTCTCGTATTTCCGTCACCATGCCACCAGAGATGCCAATAACACCCATCTCTTGCAGCCGGCCACGCGCCTTCGATCTTGATGCGGAATCATCCGGCGCCAGCCTAGCGTGTGCATCATGGAACTGCTTGATAGTCACAGATTGCTTGCCCTCGTCGATTACGGCTTGGCGTAGAGCCTCCAGGGCGATCCGCTGGGCGCTCGACAGCTTGGGGCGGAATTGCACCGCACTCTCCGACTTTTCCAGAACTATGGAAGAATCGCCTATGATTTGGATTTTTTGCATATCAAACACCAAGTCCTCAATTGGCTCCGCATCTTTTTGTTTTTCCATCTTCATAGACAGCGCATTATCGGAACGCGATACCCGAACAGACGCATCCACCGCACCCAGTAGGGCAGTTGATCCACGCATACCGCGCGCAACATCCTTGCCTGAGTGATGGATGCCGACAACGGCAGCTTTCGTATGGTTCTTGACCGCGTCACAGGCGTTCACAAACATCCCCATGTCTGTTGCAGAGTTCTCATCACCGCCTAAAAGCGCGCGGGCAACAGTGTCAATAAAGACGCATGAGAAATCGACGCCAAGGCCATCAATCGTCCGCATCAACTTTTCCACCTCATCGTCTTCGCGCATGCGAACAGCGGTGGGCAAAACAAATAACGGCGCATCACACAGAACGCCATAATATGCCTGCCAAGCCTTGATACGTTTGCCCAGGCCACCAACGCCCTCACCAGCAATGTAAAGCACAGCGCCACCCCAAACCGCTCGACCATGCCACGATTGGTTATGTGCAACAGACAGGGCCATATCCAGCGCCAGGAAAGACTTGCCCGCACCCGGTTCTCCATACATCACAGAAAAACTGTTTTGCGGTATAACGCCATCAATCGTCCACTCGACCGGCGGCAGGCTGCGAATTTGCATGATGGAATAGGTTTCAAAAACATCTGCCGAAACCTCTGGTTCAACCTCGTCCGGCTCATCAACGGCTTCTAATGGGGCAGCGGCATCCGCCAGTTTTCGCAAGTCTTGGACGCTATTCCCGCTGTCCAGCCAATCAACGATGTCGCCCTTTTCCTTCAAGCCGGGCAAATCAATGCGCCTTATTTCTGCCGCAATTCCAACCAAATTGTGACACACTCTGTCAGCGTGTCTTTGGCCAGCCTCATCGTTGTCTGGGATAACGACAACCAAGCGATCTTTAAACCATTTGTTAATCTCTGGTTTCCAGTTGTTAGCGCCGCCATGATTTGTCGTTGCCAGCTTGCCCTCACGGATCAATCTGTCGGCGCATTTTTCTCCTTCAACGATGTAGATCGCACGATTTTTATTAGCGAGGAGCGATGGCAGCGCATACGGTAACGCCTCCACGCCTTCCATATTATTGATCCAACCGCCCTTATCATCCGGCCTGCGCTGCCGAAAAGTCTTCGGCTCAAATCGCTGCACCTGATAACGCAAAACGCCATCTTCATCAAAATAGTCAAAAATCTTTGATAGATAATTACGAGGCGCCAGCCTTTCCTGCGCTTGCATATCAATGCCAAACTTGCGCTGCAAGATGCTGGCAATGTTGTTGCCGATTGTTGCGCCTTCCTCACGGCGTACCAAATCAACAACTCCGCCGCCCTCTTTTGCCTCTTGGTCAAACCAAGTGCCTTTTTGCAGATCGACAGACTTTGAACCATGATTCCCCCATCTTAACTCTCGTCCCCGCCTTGCAGTCGGTGCGCCCCAATACGAAGTGGATATCTCCTCGATATACGCGCCAATATTTTTTGTCATACCCTGATCCCTAAAAAATCCGTGGGACGCCCGCAAGGACGCCCCACGGAATGCCCGGCCTAGAACAAATCGTCTTCTTCAGCGGCAGGAGCTTCAGCCGCAACTTCTTTCTTGGCCGTAAACACATCAGGCGCATCAATCCAAGACACAATCTTCCAAGCTGGCGCCTTGAACCTCAATTCCCCCTGCGGCGTTTGAACCCGCACAGTCGTGCATTCGGGAATTTCAACAACAGGTATCTTGCCCATGTTGGCCCCACGCTCCGCTTCAAATTGATTGTGCAGATCATCCATGGCGCGCATCACAGTCTTGGCGCTATGAGAAAACTCACGCAACCCAAGAGACTTATTAAAAACCCTAAGCCGGAATGCTTGCTTATGCTCCGGGGATGGCTGTGCTGGCACCTTGTCGCCAACCTTAACCATTTGGAAATCAGGGGCGCCGCTGGCAAAAGACAACCAGCCAACATCAATATCGCCCAAATCCATGACCAGTTTGATTGGCAACTTCAACTCATTGTAATCACGGCTCCATGTGCCATCCCCATTGGGTGAACGATTTTCAACCAAGAACTCTCCAGCCTTAGCATCAAACTTGATGATCGAAAGAATATCACCCTTATTCTTAGTCTCCGTATTTAGCCCTAACGACATTTTCATTCACTCCTTCATTGCGCCAACGCACCATGCGTCAGCTTTTATCGGCACTATGCCGATTCTGCTGCGAGAGCCATCAACTCCCGCGAAACCATGCAATAGACAGCGAACGTCACATCCGCAGCCTCGCTCCACTCATACTTGCTATCTCCGCCGCCCAATGCCACAAACGCCTGCACCGGGATGCGACAAACAATCGGACGCCTATCAAATTTATAAATCAAACTCGGCAACAGCCCCGCCGCCCTCGCCGCGACACAAGCCTGCTCCCACCAATCATCACGCGCCAAATATCCATCAGCGTATCGCTTGCACTCAATCGAAAACGGGAAACCTCCGTCACACGGGATCAGATCGCCCAACCCAGATTGGCGATACTGCTCAATGTCACGCTTGAATTTTATGCCAAGCTCATCAAACAAAAGCCCGGCAACCTCGCGCTCGAATGACGCACCCTTGGCGCGCCCACCGCCTGGGCGCATTATGAAATCTCCCGAGCCGCCGTAATCATGCGATCAACATCAGCTTCCGTCCGGTGTCCACGGCGGCGCAATTCATCCTCCAAAATCTCGTCAGCCAAAGACGCCAGTGAACGATGCGCCGAGGTTCGCAACTCGGCCCGCAACATATCAAACGTCGATTCCCGCAGCCTTAACAATGTGGGACGCATCTCAATCTCCTCTAACCAAAAACATCAAAGTCGGCAGCGGCGGTGTGCTGCTTAAACATGGGACGCCCATTCGGATTGCGCGTCAGTGTTCGATGCTCGCCGCCGCCAAGCATCAAATACCCATAAGCATCGCCAACGTGCGAATGCTCATTCTTGTTAGGCATATCCCTAAACCTCTCCTGGCCACCACCCATGGCGACACGCTTGAAGTGATATCCACCAGCCAGAGACTTACGGACGCGGTTGCAATCCTTCGACACAAGCAACCCAGGCCGACCATCAATCAACCTATTCATCGGCATGGCGCCAGCCTCACGGCGCACCTTGAAATCGTTTGTCGCCGTCGGCTGCGCCCGTAGCCCAAGCGTCCGCAAATGGTCAAAAGAAGTAACCTCAAAAATTTCATCGCGCTTGCCGCCCGCCGGGTCGCCCCAAAGGAAAAGCTCAGACTTTGGAAACTTGGATTGCACGTCCGATATCAAGTGATGCGCGAAACGCTCAAGCCCCATATCAAACGCAACAAGCTCATGGATCACATGCCAGCGGCCATTCGGCATCTTCTGGCCGAACACCGCAGCCGGCGTCAAACCAAAGTCCAACCCGATATGCAATGGATAGCCCGGTTCATACTCGACATCCGCCGCCATCAAACTATCCGTATATTCTGGCCAGACCGGCTTGCCGTCCTGCACATACACATACTGCGCGCCCGCGTAACACTGAATCCAGTCCAGCGTCTTGCCAGCCAATTGCTGCTCATAATAACCAACCGGCAAGTTATTCACGTTCTCGGCGCGCGGGTTCATAATCCAATAGTGACCAGCGGCGAAGATCGCTTCCTCATGCTCCTTGGTCGCCTCCTTGACGCCGCCGGGCTGCTTGTAAAACCTCCAGGGATAACGCCCCCGAACCGGGTTCTTCTCAGCCAGATTGCACCACCAATGGTCCGAATCCATTGGGTTGGTGGACATCCAAACGCCACGCCACGGACAACCGCCATGCTTTTTCGTCGGATACCGGCCAACACGCGAGGTCAACCCATCCACAACCGCCTTCGGCAGTTCCCGCGCCTCATCAATAAAACCACCCGTCAACTCCAACGAAAGTAACTTACGCACATCGCGCGGCTGATCCAGCGCAAGGAAAATCACCTCGCAATCAAGCCCCGGAACACCATCGCGTGGTGGCAACTTGATATGATGCGTGATCGGCGGCGACCAACGCATGTCACCCCAGACCGACTCAGGGAAAATCTCCTGCCACGTCTTGATCGTCGTCGTCCGCAACTCAGGATAACTGTTACGGATAACAGCGAACCGGGTGTAGCGTATATTGTTCTCCGGCGATGGCGGTTGCTTCACGGCGCGCAACATCACTTCCGCCAAGCTGGCATACGTCTTCCCAGAACCAACCGGCCCCATCAGCCCGCGCACAAAACTGTCGTCGTTCAGAAACTTCCAAACGGTAGGGCTTTCGCTGAAATCAAGGTTCAACCCAGTCAACGCCTCATTCCCGCCGCTTCTGCGGCGGCGAGGCGAGCGATCCGTAGCGCGATTACTCCTCGCCATCGACAATATCCTTCACCTCATAAGTCGTCGTCTTCGGCCCCGTCACATTAATCCCAATCATGCTGGGACGGCGCTCATCCCCATTCGGCTCAAGCAAGCCACGGTGCTTGGCCAGAAGCCTCAACGCACTCAGCTTGTCGTGCATCTCAACCTCAATATTATTGCCATGCTCGCTGGGCGTGACCTTAACCTTCTTGATCGAGCGCCGCGCACGGTCAGACAACTGGTCAGACGCGCGCAACTGAACACGCCCTAAATCATCCCAACTCAAAATATCGGTAATCTCGCCAGAGGCTATCGCTTCCAACTCCTGCACAACCGCCTCGCGCCGGTCCTCATTCTGCGAGGCCAAAGCAGCGCGAGCCTGCCGAACCGTTAATGTATTGTTAACCTTCTCGGTCATTAACAACCTCAAAGCCACAAGCCGCGTAGCCGGCTATATCAATCCAAGAGTCCAAATGCCCGTCATCCTCACACAGGCGCGCCAGCTTCAGCGCCACCATCATTAGCGCCACATCCGTAGACGATACCTCCACACCCAGAATGCCCGTCCACAAAACAGCAATGCGCTCAAAATTACTGGCCGGAGTGCCATAGTTCTTTCCGCGCGCGGCAACAGTATCGGCGGCCCGCTGTAACAATTGGTAACGAGATGTCACCGTTGCGTCCTCATTAATCCGCTCAACAGTCATTTTTACTCCTATACTCCTTAAAATGGTATTTCATCGTTAAGTTCTTCAGAAAGCGGTTTCGGGCCAATGTTCTTAATCATGGCGCCAGGGAACGCCTCCTTGACCTTCCCAACCATGCCGGAAAGGTCATCGCGGCACAAAAGCGCGGCCACCTCCGGCATGGCAAAAATAACACAGTCAGGGCGCTCCTTCGCAGCCAAATGAGCGGTGGGGAAGTCTGGCGCCACAATGACCACACGGCCATCCTCCGCCTGACACTCGAACCACTTGGCCGTTAGCTCCTTATGGCCGCGCTCCAAAGCCTCACTCTCTAGCGCCGCAAAAGCGCGCATCATGGTAGAGGCCTGCTTCCTAACGGCGTCAGCGTCACCAGCGCGGATCGCCGCATCCAGGCGCTCCTCCTGCGTGATATATTTCAAGTATGTGTCTTGCGACACAAGATAGGGTAAGCGGTCTATCCCCCATCGGCGTTCGTAGTCCGACACAAGGGCGTCAAGCTCCACAATAGACGCCTCGATCTTTTTTAGACTCAAATCAGATGGGGTAAAAAATTCACGAGTTATTCCCCTTAGAGGCTTCTTAATTTTAGCTGCCATTTCCCCTCCTTGGGCGCTTCGCTGCCGCTGCCGCTGCCCCCTCTAAGAGGGGGGCAGCGCTGGCAGCGGACGCTCCGATTTGTGCCTTTCGGCTGCCAATGCGCTGCCAGCGCTGCCAATCGTATGTGTAACCCCTTGATTTTGCTGCATATCCAATTGGCAGCGGACTGGCAGCGCTGGCAGCGGGTGGGAGAGTTGCGCTGCCAATGCGCTGCCAGTGCTGGAAGCGGCTGGCAGCGTGGGAAAAAATGGAAAAAATGGGAAAATTTTGAGAGGCACCCCCATCAACAACGACAGGGGCGGGGGAGGGGGCAGGCCGGGTCGTCGCGCGCGCGCGCGCGCGCGCGCGCGATCCATATTTCGCCGGGATCGGCCGGGCGTACACGTTCAAATGAACGTATGTCGATATGTACGTCATATGAGCCGGGCCACGTCGGCCAGGCTTGGCACCCCAGCTCGGCGCGCCAGCGCCATATCGCACGCCGCCACGGTTGCGGCCTGCACCTGTTCTGCCGTCGCGCCACGTTCGGCCAGTTTTCGAGCATGGTTTATCTCGTTATCGGTGCGGCGGACCTGGCCGGTGCGCATTTGCACGGCCCGGCAGTAGGCGTGCACAAGAGTGTTAGAAAGAGACGCCAAAGCGCTTCCATCCCCGGACCCCACATCATTAATATGTGCGCCACCATCCTCGGCGACGGGCGCCAGCACAATCGAGCTTTGTACCTCTTCCCAGGACGGCAGCGCCGCGTCCGGTTGATATAGCACCTGATATCGATTGATTTTCCCAAATTTGGCATACTCGAGCTGATAATCCTTTGCCGTTAAGCGCCGCACATAACCACGCCTCACAAGCTTTTGGATCGCCCTCGACACATTGCCCTGATCCATGCCCAATATGGCGCCGATGGTTTGCGTTCCTGGCCAGCAAACGCCATAGCTATTGGTATAAACGCACATTGCGGCCAGCACCCGAAATTCGGATTGCGTTAGCTTTCTGTCTAAAAGAGCCCGCACCGGTAAAACAGACCATTGCCGCTTGATTGCCGGCACATTTTCCGCCATGCCCGCGTCCCCTGATATCGCCCTGATATCGGATTGATATCGAGCCGATAAAATAATTGTTGACAGCGCCGGCCGCAATGCATTATGTAATGCATCAGACGCCACAACGGCGCAGATCAGGAAAGGATGAAGCCATGGAAAACGAACTTACTAATCTTCAAATCGCGCTTATTTTCTTCGGATGTGTTTGGGTGGTGGTCCTGCCATGCTTGCCGCTCCTGATGATGTAAATTCGCGCGGTAGGAAAGGGATAGATCATGTTTAACATATCTACGGCTAAAATCGGCGGCATCCGTTTTTTAAAAATCGGCCGTTTCTGTTTTTCTTTTTGTGTGACCCACGAATATCGAGCGCTCGCTCGTTAAGCCGCCCGCCGCAATGGCGTAATCAGGAAAGGGATCACAACATGTATATTTCACTTACACTCAAGAGCGGCAACGCTAAGACTGGGGCTATTCCGGTTTCGACGACAAGCGCGGAGACGTGCCCGGCGACGTGCCCGCTAAAGAATAACGGTTGTTACGCGGAGGGATATCCGCTCAAGGGCCGTTGGGACGAAGTAACACGCGGGGAACGTGGTGGCAAATTATCCGACTTTGTTGCGCGGATCGCCGCACTACCGGCTGGAACATTCTGGCGCCACAACCAAGCCGGTGATTTGCCCGGCGATGGCGACACCGTCGATCGCGGCGGCTTGCTGGCTATCGTCGGCGCCAACAAAGGCAGGCGCGGCTTTACATATACGCACTATGACGTTCTGGAAAACAAAGAAAACCGAGCCGCCATTGCTACGGCAAACGCGCAAGGGTTTACCGTGAATTTGTCGGCTAACCACTTGGAACACGCGGACAAATTGGCGGCACTTGGCATCGCGCCGGTTGTGACCGTGCTGCCACATGATTTTGACGCGCGCAAAACCACGACGCCGGCAGGGCGCCTGGTCGTGCAATGCCCGGCGACGTATCGCGATGACGTGACGTGTGCGACCTGTCAATTGTGCCAGCGTCAAATTAACCGCGCCATTGTCGGCTTTCCGGCCCATGGCATTCGTAAAAAGCGCGCCACCATTGTTGCACGCAACGCTTAACAGGAAAGGGCAATATCATGGAAAGCGTAGAATTACGGGATATTTGTATCGCCGCCATTGATGCAGCAAAGGCGTCGCGGGGCAAAAATAAGGGCCTGCTAAAGGCTACCTGCCCGCCAATGGGAACCGATGGCGCGGCGGCTTGGCAAGCTTTAATGGGATATGCGAATCCGTATAAGATTGGCATGGGGCATATCATGTTTTTTTCGGATCGCCAGCGCGCAATTTACCGCGCCATCGATGACGCATTGGCGGGCCATGATTTGCGCGGACTGGATCGCGACCGCGTGGCGCTAGAGGCGCTTGGCGCCTGGTAGACCATCCGCGCCTTGCCCCCGCGCCAGTCGCGCGGGGGCAATGGCGGGCGGTCTGCCCGGAAACAGGAAAGGGTAAAACAATGAAATCCATCTACATCGCCACCACCGAAGCCGGACGCGGCGTCCGCCAGGTTACGCAATTCGACGGTCGCCGCGATTTCCTCGCCTACGCCGACGATGTTCTGGCAATGGATAACGCCGGTAAGATGATCCGCGCTAAAAATACATCCATTGCAACGATTTGCGACGCGCTCGACGACAATGGCCCAGGCTTTGGTTCGCGTTGGCATCGCCGGGTGTTGCGCCGCGAAGCCGTTGAGCTTGCCCGCGATGGCGTCAGCAATAACCTTTATTTGTGAGGTGAGCGATGAAAATCATAGAAACAACCTGGATCGCCGCTGGCGCAATCCAGGTACAGGATCACGGCTCCGCTTTTATCGTGAGCTACCCAAGCGCGGTGCGCGGCTTTAACTCGCAGAAAGTTTTTAACAAAGCCGGACGCGGCGCCGGTTCGGCGTTGCGCGCCGCACGAGCGTATTTTCCTGTTGATGTTAGATGCTAACTACGTTATATTCTAACCATCAACCAACAGGAGAGAAGCAATGAATAAAGATATTCTTCACCACTATCGTCACTATAGGCAGCACCAGATCGACACTTATGGAAACTCGGGGTTATGGGTTGATGGCGTAGATCAACGCCAATTCACCGGCGGCGGTGCCGCTTACGGGCTCCATGCCTATGCCGCCTATTGGGCAGCGCGGAGACATATTTCTTTCGTTCAAGACCTTGGAAATATAGTGAGGTCGCACAAAAAGCGCAGCGCCGCCGCCAAGCGCGGCTGGAAAAATCGGCGCGCCACATGAACGCCAAATCCACCAAGGAACGCCAGCGCGACCATTACCAGCGCATGAAGGCGGCGGGGATGAAGAAAATCTGCGTCTACGTCCCCGCCGCAAAGGTGAAACACCTTAGAGACTTTGCGGCCAAGCTCCGCAAGTCCGATTAGGAGCGCTTGTGCGCGAACAGATAAGGGCAGCAAAATGCGAATAATTCACTTTGCCATCATCACGCTCGGCGTGGCCATGGCGATATATTTCGCCGGCGTGGCGGAAATCGCGCGCGCACTCGATTATCAAGAATGCGGCGGCGTATACTGCGCGCCCGCCGATCCGCCGGCGCGGCGATAGTCATGCGCCACGGTTTGCGCGACTACACCCGCCGCGACATTGACGCGGCGCTTGAAAGCCCGCACGTCCGGGACGCCGACAAGGCGGCGCTGCGAGCGGAATTGACGCGGCGCGAATGGCAGGCCGTCGCCGACGTATTCGAGCGCGGCGCGGCCTGTAACGGGTGCGAATACTATCATTGGTGGTACGCCAGTGGCGTAGGCTTTGACGCCGAATGCCTACTTTTATCCACGACGGGCGCCCAACCGTGGCAATGCCCGCAGCATGACAACGGCCCGAATGAAGGCGAGCAGGAGTAAAATTGGAATGACGGATAGACAATTTGTTCTTTACTTGCGCGTTAGTACCGCGCGCCAGGGCGCCAGCGGATTGGGCCTTGAGGCTCAACGCGCCCTAGTGGCGCCGTATGAGCGCCACATTATTGACACATATCAAGACGTGGAAAGCGGCAAGCGCGATGACAGGCCAAACCTTGCCCGCGCCCTGGATCATTGCAAGCGCGAGGGCGCTTGTCTGCTGATCGCCAAGGTTGATCGGCTATCGCGCGATGTCGAATTCCTATTCAAGATCAAAAACTCCGGCGTAGATATCCTTGCCGCCGACGCGCCGCACATGGGGACGCTCGAGTGGGGCATCCGCGCCGTGTTCGCGCAGCATGAGCGCGAGGAGATCAGTCGCCGGACCAAGGCCGCGCTGGCCGCTGCGAAAGCGCGTGGCGTCAAGCTCGGCTCTCCCAACCCGGCGGCTGGTGGCCGCGCTCGCGCCAAGGCAGGGGCCGCGCGTGTCAGGGCTTGCGAGGATGGCGCCTGGAGCGCTGTTAAGGCGCTGCATGACAACGGCGCGAGTCTGCGCCGCATCGCGGATTACTTAAATGAAGACGAAGCCCAAACCGCGCGCGGCGGGAGGTGGCATGCCTCCACCGTTCGCAATTTACTTTTGAAAAAAGGAGCAATTTGAAATGGTTGGTAAACTGACGCCTGACTACATGCTATCCGCTTCCCGTATCCCCGTGTTGATGGGGCTGTCGCCATACGCCACGCAAAATGAGCTGCTTAAGGAGATGGTCGATCTGGTTCACAATGGCATCAAGCCGCCCGCCTGGGCCGGGAACGAGGCCACGGAATGGGGCAATCGCCTGGAGCCAATCGTGCTGGCGGAAGCTGCGCGGCGCCTCAACCTGAAGAATGTCAAGTTCGACCACGGCGAGCCGTTCTTCCACCCCACGCTTGAGCTTGCATGCTCCTTGGACGGGACGGGCGACGGCGCAGGCACCGTCAAGACTGACGTGTCTAGCCTGATCTATTGCGCGAATGCGCCGCAGATCGACATCACCGGCCCTGGCGTATTAGAGGCGAAGGTCACGAGCGCTTTCCCAGAAGATTCGCCGCCGTCGCATCGAGGGCCGCTTCAGTTGCAAGCCCAGATGATGTGTACAGGGGCCGCATGGGGCTGTATCGCCACGCTCTATCGCGGCATTGAATTGCGTTTATTTATTTACGGCGAGGACGAAATG